TCCCAGGTGGAGGGGTCATTCCAGCGGTGCGTGCCGGTGCCGCCTACGCTCGAATCCTTGCGGGCGATGTAGCAGAGCTTACCCTTCACGACCCATAGGAAGGACGGGCGGCCGGCGGTCCACACCGGGTTCTTGGCGTCGGGCTTGTCTGCCTTGTATGCGACGACGACGGTCGCGCAACCGGCGAGATTGCTGTTGGCGTCCCAGCCGCCATAGGTTGTCACGACCGAGGGCATCACCTGCGCCTCGGTGCCCGGAAGCCAGTAGACCTCCAGTTGCCCGCTATAGCCCGCTACCGCTCCGTTGGCGACGAATGGGACATAAGTGTCCCCAACGTAGAAACCGACCAGCGAATGGCAGCGATGGTCGGCCACGGTGATGATCAGCACCTCCCAATCCGTGCCGTTGGTGCCACCGTAGTTGAATGCATCATCGAGCGTCCCGCCGGTGCCGACGGTCCCAAACAGCGCCTCACGCGGGTTCTCGCCTATGTCGAGAGTGGCGACCGATGCTTGCCGGTCCTGCGCGTTGTTCTTGGGGCTGAACAGCGACTGCATCGCGAACGAAACGACCAGCGATGCGGCGGTGGTGAGAACGAACGTCGTGACGGCAATCGCGAGTGCTGTCGCGGTCTGGGTTCCGAGAAACGCCAAGACGGTTATCGAGATCGGGTCGGCCCTGGCGGGCGCGGGCAGTCCCCCCAGCCCGCACGCGACCGCGAGAGCCCGTCGAAGGCGGAGCGAAAGCGCGTGCTTCACAATGCCTGCCAAGCTTGCACCATGAACTTGCGCGGGAGCCGGCGAAGGCCGAGGTCGCCGGGCGCGGCAAGCGTGTCCCCTTCCACGACGACCAGAATCAAACGATTCCCGGCCAAGACCGCCCCGATGTCGCCGCGTTGCGCGAAGGCGGGCGCAATTTCCATCAACACCGACGAGACCGCAGCCGAGATGCCTCCGGCAGCGTCGATCGCGGCTTCCGCCTCTGCTTCATTCGACCAGCGCCGGTCGCCGACGAGATCAGAGCCACCCTGCGCCACGATCGCGGCAGCCGCAGCGCTCACGCAATCATTCGCGTGGTCGCCCCACTCCAAAGGCATGGATTGCCGCTCCGCCAAATGGCGGTGCAGGCCGGCGAGGTCTCGCATTGTCAGATGTCCAGTCGCGAATTGTACTGAGAACCCGACGAGTAGGCGCCCGACGAGTAGCTCGTGCCCCCGCTCGAAAGTGCGCTTGCGGCAGTGGCCGGCCTCTTGCCGCCCCAATAGAGGTTCTTCTGTCCAGCGTAGGCGATGGCTTTGAAGCCTCCGTCGGAAGGTTTTATCAGTCGCTGGTCAGCGTCCGTTCGCATCCGGCCGCCGCGTCGCCCCAATCCGCGCGCCGCCGTCTCAACCGACGCGCTGATGGTCGATGTTCCACCCGGGGTTTCCTCGACAGGGATCTGATCGAGGCGGCCCCGCGTGAAGACTTCGGAATGAAGTAGCCGGGTGCCCGAACTGTCGAAGATCAGCCGCCGCACCACCGTAAGCGCGCGGCGTAGTAGTGCGGCGTTGAAAGTCGCCAGCACGGCTGACTCGACGCCGGACAGAGACAGCGTCACGTTCTGCTCAGCGCCGCCAAGGGCGCTGCCTGAGGCGGAGGCAAGGCCGCGGTCGCCGATGCCGTCGAAGGTGACGCCATCGATCTCGATCGTGCCGTACCCGCCCCAAACCCGGATCGGCGGATCGCAGAGGATCTCGACCGCGCCTGCGGTGATCGCGTCGCCGCGCTCGATAGCAGCCTGGGCCTCGTCGGAGAAAATCTTCACGGCAACAGATCCTGAACCGCTTCGATCGTCCCGCCAGAAACCGTGTATCCCCCGACCTGCTGCTCACCGAGTTGCGTCGATCCGGTCACCAGCCGCATCAAGCACGCTGGCTCATCGAGGTGGGCCTTCGCTCCCGGCGGCACGATATTGTGGACCGGCGGCTCGACCGTCATAGAAGCCGTGCCGTCCGCCGCGACGATCGCGCGCTCGCATGCCCGAACCAAGGCCCGACGACCCCACGTCCCCGCCACAGCACCGGGTGCGTCCCATTTGAACCCGATGTAATCGGCGTTCGAGATAACTGAGCCCGGCAGCATGCCTGAGAGGTGGAGGATCGCGTCTCCCTCTGACGTGATCGTTTGCGACCAGCCCGACGGCTGTGCCCCGAACGGAGTGCCGGTAGCGTGAAACAGCGGGCCAGGCCGTGAGAGGTCGCGGCCCAGCAGGAGCCGCCGCGCGCCGCGCATCGTCGCCAGCCACGAGCGCCAAACGTCCGAGTCGGCACCGGCCATGTTGTTCAGCGAGACCCGCAGCCGCCATAACGTCCAGCCCGCTGCAATCGCGCCGATGCGCGCGCCGGCTTCCGGACTGATATAATCCACGCCGGCCGGTTCGAACGAGACCGACATAGCGCCGACGAGCGGGATTGGCCGTGGGTAAACGATGCCCATTAGCGGATCACACGCCTGTTGCGCGCGTCGGCGACGGCAGACACCGAGCGAGGTTCAATACTTCGATCCAGCTTGTCGATCGCCGCCTCGAGACGAGGTATGTCACCGGACTGGACGCCGCGAAAATCATAGTAACGCATCCCCCCGTCACCGCGCTCACGATCATTCGCAGGCACGACCTTGAGCTTCTCGCCGCTGTTCAACCGAGCCGCAGGCATGCCGTTGACGCTCAGCAGGTTCGTGTCGATGCCCGGCCGGTTCGGCACCATCACGTCGCCGCCCTTCGCCAATCCGGGGATTTTCACGCCAGAAAGGTTTACGACCGGGTTTTTGATCCCCGATCCGCCGAGACCAATCACACCCAGCAAGCCGCTGATCAGCCCACCGCCGCCGGAGGACTTGCCTCCAAACAGAGACGATTCCGCCGCCTGCAAACCCATGCGGATCAGGTCGCTAATGATCTGCTTGGACACGGCACTGAACACGTCGCCAAGCGATTTGCTGTTTACGATCGCATCGATCAGCCCATCATTAAGCGATTTGAGACCATCGACTTCGATCTGTTCGAAGTCCTCTCGGATCTGCCCGGCGGTTCGGTGGATGCTGTCAGCGAAGGCCTCCATCGGCCCCATTGTGTTGTCGTGGATGCCCGCAGCCTCATGCCCCTTTAGGGCACCGAGTTGAGCAAGGCGTGCGGTCGCTATGTCCTTTTCGGCCTGCGTAGAACTGTTGAGGGCGAGAACCGCCTCAAGCGCAGTCTTCTGGCGATCATACTCGATGTCGAGCAACTGCATTTGCAGCTTGCGGCGCTCATCCTGCGTTTTCGCCTCGCTCAACTCGCCGTTAAGCAGGTCGGATTGCAGCGTTAGCCCTGCATCTTTGGTACTCAGCGCCTGCTTGGTAAGCTCGTCGTCTCGCTTCTGATTGATCGTGTCTAGATCTAGGCCGACGTTATACTTCTTCGCGGCTTCGAGGCGGCGCGCCTGCTGCGGCAGTAGTTCGCCAAGAGCGACCTTAGAGTTGAGTTCAGCCTGATAGGCGTCGGCGTCATTCTGGACGCGCTTGTGCTCGAACTCCGCACGCGCCTCGATGTCGGTGGTCAGCCCGCCCTCAAGCCCGAGCCGATCGCGCTCGATGCTCGCCATGTCGCTGTTGTAGCGTTCGGTCTGCTTCTGGCGGTCGTGCTCGGCCTTTTCGGCCGCGCGTGCCGCCTTCTCGGCCGCTGCTTTAGCCTTCGCTGCCGCCGACGCTTTCGCCGCCTCGGACGTGCCGGCACCGGCAGCATGCGGATGCTGGGCGATGTACTTATCGACCCCCGCATTGATACTGTCGCCGAAAAAAGGTTTTCCGTAGTTCTGGCGGGTTTTCAGGTCATCGGTGCCCGCCGCGAAGTTCTGACGGCCCCAGCGCGAAATGTTCTGGTCGCCGCTCATCGCGCACCAAATCTTCTCGTACCGGCCCCAGCCTCGCTGAACGTAGTCGAAGAACTTGCCCATCTCGTTGATGGCGCTTGGAACCTGCACGATGAGATGCTCCAAGGCGTCAGCGAGTTGGTAGATCGCGGTCGAGTTCTCAGACACCGTTTTCGCGATGCTAGCTTCAAGCACCTGCTTCAGTTCGCTGAGCTTGTCCGCAGTGGCGTCCGCGCTCTGGATGTCCTTATCGGAAATGACGAGACCAAGCTTTTGTGCCGCATCGGTCATATCGGTGATAGCGCTCGATCCGCCGGCGAGCAGCGTGTCGAGTTTCTGCCCGGTCTTGCCGAATAACTCGACCTCAAGTGCAGCGCGTGTGGCGGGGTCTTTGACCTTGGCGAGCGCGTCGGAGATCAGCGGGATTGCATCGCCCGCCGTCGCGGCACTCTTCAGGATGTCTTTGCCAAGGATGTCGCTCAATTCCTTGAACGCCGCCTTCGGCTTTTCCACACCCTGCCGCGCTTGCCCCATCGTCACCGTGAGCTTGGCGAGGCCCTTGTCCATCTCCTCTTGCTCGATGCCGACCTGTGAGGCAGCGTAGCGATATTCCTGCAAATCCTTGGTGGTGACGCCAAGCTGCTGCGCGACCTCCGCGAGCGAGCTGGCATAATCGAGCGCGCGTTCCGCCGCCGCGACGATCGCGCCGACGGTCGCACCCGCCAGCAAGCCCTTGATAGCGCCGCTGGCACTACCGAAAGAGCTGGTAATGCTGGAGGCTGCACTCTTGGCCGTTGCGGCAGCACGCTTCGAGCCGGCTTCGAAAGCCGCGGTATCGATGCCCAGCGTCACCCGGAGGGCGCCGATCAATCCTCCTGCTGGCATTCTGGGCACCTTTCATGGAAGATGGCGCCCCAGAGAGGCGCCCGTGCTAGGCCACGCGCCCGCCGTGGAGACGTTTCGATGCGAACCATCGCCTGCCTGATCGCATTCGCACCCGCCGCCGCTATCGCGGGGCCGATCAGCAAGTTCGATGCACGACCCCCGGCTGCAATCTACGAGAGCACCCGCACCATTGAGCAGGTAGAGAGGTGCCTGATCGACGTAGGGAAATACGGGCTACCGAATATCTATCGACAACCTGACAGGCCCGACTTCGAGATGCTGGTGTGGAGTTCCGGAACCGCCACCGCGATCGGGCGAGTTGATCTCTTGCGCCTGCAAACCGGAACTCGTGTCACGGACTGGCTCGACGACAAGCAGGTTGCCGCCTGCGCGGGGCAATAACTCGTCGATCTATTTGAAGGGAATTTTCATGGAAGCTATTTGGTTGCGCATTGTCGGCTCCGGCTTTTTCATCATCGGCATGGTTGTCGTCTATACGCCCGTAAAAATGAGCGTGGAGATCATGAAGAACATGCCAGCCGAAAACAGCATGGAAGCAGCAGGCTTTGCCGCAGCTCAGATGTTGTATTTTCAGACGCAAGCGCCGCGCATAGAACTGGCGATTGCTTCTACCGTCATCGGGGCCGCGCTGTACGGCTTCGGTGCGGTCGTTGCAGCGATCGAAAGGATCAGTCGAGCTTCCTGATCTGCATCGGCACGCCAGAAGCCTGCATCGTCAGCATGGCGTCGAGGATGACATCAGGCTGTACGGCGGACTTCGTCTCGCCGTCGCGCGGCAGATATTCGCCAAGGCCTTTAAGCTTCTTCGTGCGAGCAAAATTTTCGGTGTGCCATGCCACCGTAATCAGCTTCTCATAGTCTCGGGCCGCCGCGTTGGCGCATCCCTTCATCACGGCCACGAACGATCGTGGCGACTGCCGCCAGAAGGCGTCAGGATCTAGGCGCTGGCTGCACCACGCGATGAAGAACTCTTCGATGCTCCACGCGGCTTCCGAGGGTTTGCCGGCTTGGCTTTCCCCTTAGCCGGCTCGGCGCGCGGGAACGCGGTTTCGAGCAGCTTACCCATGCCGATGCCGATGGCGGTGCTGGCATCGCTGTAGAGCAGGGTCGGCACCTGATCGAGCGTGATATCGGGATGATGCTGGCGCAGCAGCCCCCACACGACCTTCGACAACAGCGAGGTTGTTGGCTCGACGTTCGGCGTCGTCAATTCACGCAGGATGCCGTCGAAGGACCGGTCTGTCGCGCTCTCGATCGCGTCAAGAGCGAGGAAGTCGAGGGCGAGCCGAAGCGTCTCGCCCTCATAAGCGACCGCGACCTCGTGATAGAAGATGGCGATCGTCACGGCGTCGTCGTCCCGACGTTCTCAGCCGGCAGTCCGGTCCATTTGACCGTCAACGTGGCCTTGCGGACTTCATCCTTCGGATTGGTGCGCTTGTAGTTGCGCACCAGCAGGTTTCCCGAAATCTCCCACGTGCCGGTCGAAGTCGGCAGCACCATCTTGAACGGCCGGATCTTCCCGTCGGTACGGGCGAGGCGGCAGGCGATGTCGCTCGCCGAGCCGAGTGCAATCTTCATGACGAGATCGGTTTCGTCGCCGTCCTTCAGCGGGCTGTTCATGTACGTCATGAAGCCGTCGGCCGTCTTGAAGTTGGTGGTGTCGATGAGGCCGCTCGTCCAAGACGGCAGATCAGGCCACTCGTCGATGTTGGCAAGCTCAATCAGCGTGACGGGATTTCCCATCGAAAACGTCGAGCCGAAGCCCGTGGATTCGTCAGACATTGTGTTGCCTCCTCAGGCGGGTGAATAATGGAATGTGAGGTCGATGCTGGG